CAATTCTAGGAACATTTCAGTTTCAATATACAAATGGTAATACATACTCATTTTGGAACGATGTATCTGCACAATCTAATTTTGACAAGTTGCTTAACGCTTTTACACAAGGTATGCTAACCACTCCTATAATGTGGACAGCATATGATTCTAATAATAATGTTACTCGCTTATCTTTTGATTCTGCTGATTTTCTTAATCTCTATAAAGCACACTTAGGGCATATTCAAAGTAACATTTCTAAGTTCAGAGATACACTTCAACCGCAAGTAGAAGCTTGCACAACGGTTGATGAAGTAAATTCTATTACATGGTAAAGTAGTATAGAATTGGACAAAAACCAAAAATAATGGTATAATATAATTAGGAACTGCCAGATTGTTTAAATCGGTCTGGCAGTTAAAATTACTATTTTATCAATATTTTTACACAACATATAGTATTGATATATTTAATTACATACTATATATAGTATAAAAGGAGGAAAATATTTAATGTCATACCCAATTACAGTAAGTTTTATCCCTAATCTGCCACAAGAGCCTTATGAAAATGGTGTTGGGAAATATGAAGGAGTTGTAGCACACTCTACTGCTACACCAAACGCTACAGCAAGTGCAGAGAGAAACTATGAAACTACTCATTTCAACGATGCATTCGTTCATTATTTCGTAGACTGGACAAGTATTGTCAATACAGCAAATGTAGACTATTTATCATGGCATGGTGGACATACAGCTAACCAGAGGTATGTTGGAGTTGAATTATGTGAAACAGCAGATGCTAATCTATTTAAACAATCTTATGATAGATATACATGGCTTCTAGCTAAGATTCTTTTAGATAAAGGTCTTCCAATGGTTCACATGAAAACATTCTTTACTCACGATGATACTTCGAAGTTATTTCATGAAACAACCCATAGTGACCCTGTTGGATATTTACAATCACATGGTATCTCAATCAATCAATTAGTATCAGATGTTACAGCACAATATAATGCAATGAAAGGTTCTGCACATCCTATGTTACAAATGGGTAGCACAGGTATTTCTGTTAGTGAACTTCAAAATACATTAAACAGTAAAGGTTACAATCTAGTAGTAGATGGAAGTTTTGGAAATTCCACTCTAAGTGCAGTAAAAGATTTTCAGAGTAAAAATGGATTAACAGCAGATGGCGTTGTAGGAGATAATACATGGGCAAAATTAACTGCACCTGTACCAAAACCTGTTGCACCTGCACCATCAAATATGTATCGTGTTAGAATAGCATGGGAAGATGCTTCTAGCCAAATTGGTGCATTTACTATTCTAGATAGTGCAAAAACATTAGCAGACCAACATAAAGACCATAAAGTTTTTGATGAAAGTGGAAAAGTGGTTTATGACCCAAATCCACCTGTACCACAACCTGCGACTACACAAATTTATCGTGTTCGTAAGGATTGGGCAGATTCAAAGAGTCAGTTAGGTGCTTTTAGTAATTTAGAAAGTGCTAAAACTATCGCTGACCAAAATGCAGGTTACAAAGTATTCGACAGCACAGGGAAGCAAATTCATCCTGTAGTAGTTGAACAACCTGTACCAACGCAACCTACACCGCAAGCAAAACCAGAGGAATTAAATGGCGATTTACCATCTGGTGCTGTTGGGGAATGTGTGATTAAGGTTAAAGATTTAGATATTTATAACAGCTACGATGCAAACTCTCAAAAGATTGGTGTCATAGTAGAAGGTCAAAAATTCCCTGTTTACAAAGTTGTAAACGATTTCTACTTGATTTCAAATGGAATGTGGATTTCTAACGTTAGTTGAGAAAATGCAGTTTACACATCTGTTGTATCACCTGTCGTAGAGCCAGCACCACAACCTGTTGCAGAAGCACCACAAGAAGCACCACAAGCACCACAAGCACCAGAAATGAAACCTGCTATTGAAATATTTACACCTGTACAACCAACACCTGTACAACCAACACCTGTACAACCTGTACAACCTGTACAACCAACTGCACCTGTCGAGCCTACTCCTGTACCAGTGATTGACCATACAGGACATCACGACATTATGGGTGATTCAGTTGTCCCATTTGATAAAATGGTTGCATTCGTACAATCTGTAAATCCAAAAGCACAAGACATTACAGAGATTGCACTTGACTTTATCGAAATTGGTAGAGAGTATGGTATGCGTGGAGATATAGCATTCTGTCAATCTATTATTGAAACAGGATATTTTAAATTTGATGGAGGTACTGCGGTAACACCAGACCAACATAATTATGCAGGATTAGGAGTAACAAGCAAAGGAATGAAGGGAAATTCTTACGAAACTGTTTTATATGGAGTGAAAGCACAAATGCAACACTTGTATGCTTACGCTTCAACCGACCAAATCCCTAACAATGACGCAATTATCGATGGACGTTTTAAATACGTTACTAGAGGAATTGCACCACATTGGGAAGACTTAAATAACCATTGGGCAATGAATGATAAATATGGTCAAAGTATTTTAGCGGTCTATGATAAAATGGTAGCATTCGTTCCACCTGTTAATAACACTCCTGTTGCAGAACAGATTAAAACACCTGTACCTTCTCATATTAATGAAGAAGATGTAAAGGTTGCAGAAGGTCTTATCGATTATGTCTTTGGTAAGATTAAAGGTTTATTCGGTAAGTAATCTGTGAGTTAAAGGACTTGACGAGTGATAAAAGGGGTTGCAACAAACAAAGAAGGTGAGGATGAAAAATGCATAGCTTCCTAGATTTTATAACAAATTCTGCTTTTTTAACAGCTATCTCAACTCTCTTCGGTTCTGTTGTGACATACCTTGTAGCAACCGCTAAAAATAAAAAGGACATGTCAATTCATGACCGAATGCAACTCTCTAAAGACCAATATCAACTTATCGCAGAAATGCGTGCAATGATGGCAGAACAGAGAGATGAGATTGATGCTCTTCGTGAAGAAATTAAACAACTCCAATCTGTCAATATAAGTCTTATCATGGAGAACAAAGAATTACAGGCGAAGATAACAGAGTTAAATTTAAGATTATCTAAACTTGATTCTTAATAAATTATACCATACTTATTGATTTTTGTCAATAGGTATGGTTAAAGAAGGAGAAGAAGATAAATGGATATGAATAGTATGATTAATCAAGAACTGATTAACCTAGCAATCGTTTGTGTTACTGGATTTGTTGGATGGGTGACTAAAGAAATCGCTGGATACCTAAGTAAAAAAGGTATGGTAGCACAACTTGAAAGCCATAAAGACTTAGTAAAAGTCGTTGTTAATGGGGTTGAACAAGTTTATTCACAACTTCATGGCAAAGAAAAACTAAACATGGCTAAAATCGAGTTAATCAAACTTGCAGATGCAAGAGGTATTAAACTTGATGGAGGTACGCTTGACATGCTTATCGAATCTGCGGTTAAAGAAATGAATAACGCTGTACAAGTTGAAATCGCAAATGTCGAAGCAAGCGAGCCACCACAAAGCAAGTAATATTATACTTGACAAATATATAAAATAATGATATAATAGTAAGGTGGGGAAAACCCCATCTTATTTAATTAGGAGGAAAAATAATAATGTCAAATTTTGTTTATATCACACTTGACACTACCGCACCTGCAAACCCTGTTGTTACAATTGCTGGTGGTGCTTTAGCAGTATCAAATCAGCTAGTACAACTAGCAATCTCTGTAGATGATGCAGATAAAACAGGCTACCAAATGCTTATCTGGGGTGACGTAGATACTACATACGATACAAAAGTGCAAGCAACAGAAGCAACTTCTCAATGGCAAGCTTATAGTGCTAGTCCACAGGTAAAATTATCGGCTGGAGATGCTTCAAAAACTATCAACGTTCGTGTGCGAGATGCGGTAAACAACCCATCTAACGTAGCTGTTGATAGCGTAAACTTGGATGCTACAATCCCAACTATCACTGTTACATATAGTGCAACTACTATCTCTGAACAATCTGGAAAAGATACATTCAGCTTCACATTCCAATCTAGTGATGCTTTCACAGATTATAAAGTTATGTTAGTTACTAGTACAGGTGCAACAGATACACAAGGTACACAAATACCTGTTACAAATGGTTCTACAAACGTATCTGGTACAGGTAGTTTCTTATCTTCAACTGTAACAACTGTTACTCTTAAAGCACAAGACCTACGTTTAGCAGGTGCTAATATGAATGCACAGAATATCATCAAACCATTCGTTAAAAACCAAGCAGGAGTATGGTCTGCATAATAATTTCAACACGACTACCAATCTATTTAGGTTGGTAGTCTACGAATTAAAAGGGGAGGTTTTTAGATGGCAAGTTATGTTTTATTAAATATAGATACAGCATCACCCAACATCGAGATTTACGCTCCATCCTATACGACTGTTGACATACTTAATGAGATAGTGATACAGGCAAACGAAGAATTATCACTAGACTATCAAGAAATATACGTTGTAGACGCTAATGGAGTTAGATATGATTACTCATTCGCTTTTGATGGTGATAGCTATATTGGACACGTAAGGTTTAATAATTTTCCAGTTGGTAGTATTATTACACTATACGCAAGAGTTATGGATAAGGTTGGTAATGTTTCTAACTTAGTTAATAAAGCAATCCATATAGCCAACTCTATAACTTTATTAACAATGACAATAAGTGACAGACAAGCGAATGTAGAAATATCTGACAAGGGTAGAAGCGTTGCAACAAATGATAGGGCAATGAAAATTATAGTAGCAGATTCAGACAGGAGTGAGAATATTGGCAGTAACTAGTAATGGTACAAATACTTATCAGTATGGTACTACAATACGTTTTGAAGTTAATTTCTTTGATTTCGATGGCAATGCCATTGAGCCAGATGTGATAAAGATTATAATTTACAATCAAAGGTATCAACAAATTTACACTGAAATATTAACAAGTAATAATCAATTAGGAGTAGGTAACTACTTCTATGATTATATTACAGAAGACAAAGAACAGAAATTGTACTATGAATGGAATGGCACAATCAATGGTAAACCATCGTTGAAGCGTGGAAGTTTCATGACAAAGTTTATCAACTAATGAAAAACCCCTCAATTAAGAGGGGTTTATTTTTAGTATCTATTTTCAAAATCTTTTGGTTTTAAGTTAAGTTCGATACTATATTTATTAATGCCAGATATTAATTCATTGTATTCTACTTCTGCTATGTCGCACTCTTTATTATGTTTGAAGTTTTTAATTGCACTAATGATGACACTTTTAATCATCCTATCAACAGCACCTTCCTTGTATTTTTTAACAACTAATCTTTGTAAGTTCCTTTTTGTGGTGTGACTTTCAAATACCTCTGTTGAATCAATCGGCACTTCTCCTTTTACACCAAATATATCAAATTTTAATATGCCTTTGAATTGGATAGTTAAGAAAAATCTATCTATCCCAAATGGGGCATTTTTAGATAATTGTCTTTCAGTTTCTTGAAATTCAATCGTGCCATCAAATCTAGTATTAGTCATATGTATCTACTCCTTCTTCTTACGTTTAGTAGTTGTCTTCTTTTTAGGCGGTGTGCCATTCCATTCTATTATTCCTACGTTTATTAATTGGGTAAGGGCAAGGGCAGTTGCATCAGATTCATCAAAATTATTAAACTTTAAATCTGGAAAATGTCTTAGTATTTCATTTTGTACTGTTTCCTTACTTGCATTACCTCTAATAATGGTAGCTTTAGCTTCTGATGGGTAATAGAATTTAGTGGGTACTTTACACAATATTTCTTGTATCACCCCTGTAGCCTTTGCAATACCTTTTAATTCATCTATGTTTACACCTATATTTTTACCACTCTTATCTCTTCTATCAACCTTAATCATTTGTTCGATAGAAGCAAAATATGGTGGGTATTCTTCAACTAGTGACCTAAACCATTCGGCTAATTTTCCTAGTTTAAGAGAATTTATATCTAAGTTTTTATATTCTTTTGTCGCTCTAAGACTCTCTGTATTAAAGCTACCTATGTAAACAAACTGTTTGGATTCTAGGTTGAATATTGCTACGCCTGTGTTCTTTAGACTGATATCGAGTCCAAACAGGTAAAAGCCTTTACTTGCCATTTCTCCTATCTTCCTCTGCTTTCTTATAGTTATAACATGAGAAGTGATACAGAGTACCATCGTCTTCCTCTACAAACATATTATCTTCTAAAATATTTTCATCACAGCATGGACATTTACCAATATTCTCAACCATATAAGTATATTCTACTGTCCCATACTTACCACCATGACCAATCCTCTTTCGGTCTAATTCATCGTCACGACTTCGTAATTTCCAATCATCGTATTTACTTTCCCATAATTTCATATGCAAATCCCCTTTTATCCCAAAAAATAAACTAGGCAGTTTTCACCACCTAGTATCATTATACCATAATTATTATGATTTGTCAAGTTATGGTCTGCGATTACTTTTTCTAACAATTTGTGCCTTGTTTAAATGCCACTCCTGCACGTTTGGATTTCTCTTCCAAACTCCACCCTCATTCTTCCATCCATCTTGTTCTTCCATGTCAATGACACGAATTACATCGCCAATCCAAAGTGTCTGCATATCTTCATACCAGAATTTCTTTTTGGCTACCTTGACAACAAACTCATTACCTGTTTGTATTTGATACAGATATACTTTTGGAGTATAATTCATATTTTCAATCTTTGTTATGAGTGCAAGCGATTTATCAACATTTTCATATGTAGATACAGCATAACCTAAGTTTTCTCTTTCAAACTCAATTTGCTCATGAAGTTCAATCTTGCGTGGTGGAGTAAATCTTACCGTAATCTCATAAGCTTGAAGGTTTTCAAGTCTCTCTGCTTTACTCTTATCAGAAAGTTTATGTTCAAACTTTAATGGTCGTTTTATTGTTTTAAGAGTTCTTCTAACTTCACCTGTCTTCTTCATAACCTTCTCTTCAACAACTTCTTTATCTGCAAACTCTGGATATAACTCTGTATTAGCTTTCTTTTTACCTGTCATACATAAGTATATTTCAAGTAATACTTCTTTCCTGCCAAACTTCTTAAAGAAATCTAAACGAATAAGTATTTCCATTTGCCTAGTGTCGATAGAAGTTTTAAGTATCTCTGCGACAAATCCAACCCAATTGTCATATTCATAGTTGAATGTCAATGATAGATTATACAATTCCTCTGCAACCCTAGCGTTCAAGAATTTAATTGAAGCAATACCCTTATAAATAACATTACTATCCTTGTCAAAGCTATACAACGCTCTCGACCCACCAAAAGTAATAGGCATTATCTCAATACCTCTTGTCTTAGCATATTGGATAATCTTCATTGTACGTTCCTTATCGTCTTGTTGCATGTTTAAGTATACGGTTAAATACTCTAATGGATAGTAATAACGTAACCATGCCCCAATGTATCCAATGTAGGAATAAGGTTGACTATGGTTCGTAGAGAAGCCATATCGACTAGCATCATCAATTACTTTTAAGAATGATTGTAGAATTTCTTCTGCATGTTCTTTTGTCTCACCATAATGAGTAATCATATATGAAGTGAAACCTTCTTCAATCTTAGGAAGATATTGTTGAGTACCAACCTTCTTAGCAAGACCCCTTCGTACCGTATCTGATTCTGCACCTGTATGACTAGCAAAGTCTGTTAAGAATTTCATAATCTGTTCTTGAAAGATAAGGTATCCCAACGTTGGTTTAAGTGCTTCATTCAATGCAGGATGTCCATTATCTTTAAATAAACCTTTTGCCAAATCGTATCTATATGAATCACCAGATGGGCGAATAGCACCATTAGCCATTGATAATAAGTCAATGTAGTCAATATCTCCAACATTGTTCTTGATATAATCTAGCGTTTCATCACTAAATAGTTGTTTAAGATAATTGTAAGCAGATTCAGATTCAAACTGAAATACCCCTAATGTTGATTCACGTAGGGATTTCCAAACAGCCATATCTTTAATATCAATATTATCTGGAGTTAAACGCTCGATACCTGCGGATAAGCAAGTTTCATTAATCATTTCAATGTTATCAAGACCTAATACATCGAGTTTAACATAATTCTCTCCGTCAAGTTCTTTCATATTTACCGATGTTACTTTATACTTGCTCTCTTTCGTGTAGACAGTAGAAACGTTGGTTGACAGGTCAATGGGTGATACAACAAAACCAGATGGATGACTACCCATAGATTCAATTACACCGTTAAGTAAATCAACATACATGAATAATTCTGGATATTGCTTCTTCCATTTATCATCAATATGGTCTTTACCTTGATGTGTTTCTACCGCTTTTGCTATTGCATCTACTTCATCTAAATCCATATCAAGACCTTTACCTACCAATCTAATAGCACCTTTTAAAGCCTTTGTGTTAAATGTTATAATCTCTGCAAAGTCAATTCCTTCAAACCTTGACATATAATCTATAACATCTTGTCTTCTCGTTGGTGGAAAGTCAATGTCAATATCTGGTAGTGAAATCCTATCTGGATTTAAGAATCGGAAGAAGTTAAGATTATGCTTAATAGAGTCCATTTCAGTGATTCCTAATACATAAGCTATTAAGCTACCGTTTACTGACCCACGACCAAATCCCTGCCATATATTATTTTCATGACACCAATCGATAATGTTTTTCTGCAATAACATATAGTCTACAGAATCAAGTTTCACATATGTATCAAATTCTTCTTTAATACGTGCAAGGTAATCTTCTTTCTTTTTAGGATTAAACTTGTCGATTCCACGTTTCTTAATACCCTCTGCAATCTGCTCTGTAAACACTTCAATCGGTCTATCATAAAGCTTTGGATACTTAGGTGTCTTGTCAAGTGTAAATGTTTCTACCATGTCTGCCATTACATTTGTATTGTGAATAGCTTCCATATAGATATTTCGTGGAAGTGCGTTTTGTTTTTCAAACATATCTGCTAACTCTGAATAGGATTTCATCGTTAGGTCGAAAGAATCTTCATCACCGTAATTAGCACCCTTAGACTTTAGTAATAGCGTTCTACCTTTAGCGTGTTTAGAATTTAAAGCATGTGTATCTGTACCAGCAATCAAAGGTATACCTGTTTGTCTAGACACTCTTAAAAGCCATTGATTAAATGCAATCTGTTCTGGATGTGAATGATATTGAATCTCAAAAAACATTCTATGCTTATTTGCCATCATCCAATTTAACATATCTTCTAACTCATTGTTAAACTCGATAGATTCAAGAATTTTACCTTCTTCTTCTAGGCGATTAGCTTTTATGTACATTCTCCATAAAGGGGAAGCAAGGCAAGCAGATGTCATAATTATGTTATCAGAGGTGTTTTTTAACTCTTCAAAGGTGATTCTGGGGTTATAGTAAAAATGCCCATCTTCACGATTATATGATTTAGATGTTAAGTCGTTCAACTCTAAAACACCATCGTAGTTCTTTGCTAATAAAAGATAGTGGAAATTATCTCTCACAAGACCTTGCTCTTTATTTATACCTCTTGTAAGATATATCTCATTTGCATGAATGTATTTCATTCCTGCTTTTTCAGTATATTCTTTTTTCTTTATCCAATTCATTACTGACCCATGTTCACTCATAGCGAAGGATGACATACCTAATTCCTTTGCCTTTTCAATGTAATCAGTATACTTAGTTACTGAATCTGCCCCTGTACCTGCTGTTAAATTGCTTAAATCACTATGTATATGATAAATTGTATAATTATCCATCTGCAACACCCCTTACTTCTTCTTTATGTTGTTAGATTTCTGTAATGTTATAATCCTATTAAATACAATTTCTTTTAATTGATTATAAGCTTCATCCCCAAACATTTCATACAATTTATTCAAATCATTAATTGCATCAAGACAATCATCAATCGTCTTTAGTAAATCGTATCTTATCTCATCTGTTTGTTTCCTCGGCATTCCCTTTTGCTCACTTGGCATAATTGTAAACTTCCCTTCCTCAAAGTCTTTGTTTTTTTTGGCGATATGAAGGAAATCTGGTGTACCAAATAATCCTGCTCTTTCTCTTTCCTTTATAACCATTTCCATTAATATTTTAAAACCCTTACTACCATCTTTAGCATGTACTATAATATCATTCTGTCCTGCCACCATATATCTAGGACTTGTCCTAATTGGATAAATTTGCATTAATTCATAGTCAATATCTATGATTTGTTTCTGCCCTTCCTTTACAGATTTAGTAAAATCTTGCA